TCATAAGGATTAACAGGCTTACCATCTAGTACGCTGTACTTAGTTGGTATTTTTTCACCTTGACCAGCAAATGCTTCCATATACAAATTTTGGTTACGTATACTGTCCTCGATACCTGAGTTAAGCTCTTTCATATATGGGTTAAATACTTTACCTAAGTCACGTCTTAACGCACCTAAACCTAAAGCATTGTTCATAAGACCACCAGCGATTCTAGCTCCACTACCGGGTTTACCACCAACTAAATCAGCAAAGCTTTGTAAGCCTGCTATGTAAGATTTACTTGTTACACCTTGAGATACAAGAAGTGATACCTTAAGTAAATTGTCTTCTGTCCACTCTTCACCCATTAATAAACTAGCATCACCTATATCAGCAATAGTAGACATAATTAAGTTAAAAGGTTCAAACGAAGTATAATCTACTTGTACATCACCGAATGTTATAGTGTTTGGTTTATAGCCTGCGTCAACCCAGCCTTGTCTCATCTGTCTATCTACTGGACCATTACCTGTCATTTCTCCACGCATCCACTTTTGGCTTGCCATAAATACTAATCCAGAACCCATCGCTAATCTGCCTGCTTGTAATGCTTTAGCGTTAATTAACTCTTGGTCTGATGTAATACCATATTTAGAAGCTAGCTCAGGTGTTAGTTGTCCGGGTCTAGCAAATGCTATATCATTAAATTCTTTTACGAGAAAGTTAAATCCGGGTGTATGTTTTGCAGTAAGTGCTAATCCGTTTACTCCTGTTCTTGCAAACAAGAAGAAAGGTTTAGCCCATGGATTCTGTTGGAATACAGAGTTTAAGCCTGCTGCAAATCCAGTTAAGTCTTGTGTAAGTGTAACTTCTTTACGTGCAAAGTTTGCAGCTTCTTCTGTTACATTACCGTTAGCATCAAATATATCACGATAAAACTTGTTCTCGTAATTTTTAATTAGTTCTGGTGTTATTTCAACATGATCTGAAAATGCTCCAACTGCCTTAGCATCCATAGCACTTATTAATGCTTTTTCTCTCATTTTAGCACGACCTATAATAAACGCAAATGCGTCGTCAGTTGCTGCCATAAGCTTAGTAGAGTATGTCAAGAATCTATTATCATTCATAGATCTTGCTATGTTAGCAATATAAAATGCAGCTTTGTCTCCAAGAGTTGCGTCAGGACTATCTTCTGCAAATCTTCTAAGTACTTCCCAGTTATCGTCTCCTTGTGTGTAGTCAGAGAAACGTGTTTTAGCATTTGCTATTTCACCACTCCAGTAACCACCAAGTCTAGTTTTAAATAACTCGAAAGATTCTGGTATAGCTTCTATCATAGCGTTCATACTAGCTAAACCTACACGTATTGTACGACTATCACCAGTAAATGGATATCTAAATACTGCACCTAAAGTTGTAGCCATAGGTCTAGTAAACGTAAAAGCTGATGTACCTATTATAGCACGAGCTGGTGTCTTAGGTCCACTTAGTACACTATGTGAAAATACACCTTCGAGTTCTCTGATTAGAGCACCTTTCTGTTGTTTACCTTCAATTTCACCACCTTTTATCATCTTTCTTGCCCAAGCGTTAAAGTCGTCTATACTATTAACAGTCTGCATAGATGAAAATGCTTCAAATAAAGCCATTAACATATCTGGATCATCGTCAGCTATATCGAGTATAGCCTGTATAGACTCACGAGTGTCTACCATTTCTTTATTAAGAGTTTTTCTTAAATAACCTCTTTTCTGACCAGCACCTAGTTCTGCAAAGTTTTGTGATTTAATAATTCTAGCTTTTTTAACTTCAGTAAGTAAGAAAAACATTGTATCTCTTACCTGTTCTAATGGTCCATCAACGTCTCTTACATCTACAAAATCAAATATTTCTCTGACACCAGTACTTAAATCACGCACTTGCTGTAACAAAGTACTAATAAGCATGTCAGCTACAACTACATTTTTACTTGTAAGTGTCTCGATTGTATCAACTAAGTTACCATCTATGTCAGTAAGATCATAAGTATCTCTAGTTTGGAATAATTCTTGTAAGTAATCTGCTGTTGACATCTCAGCCGCATCTCTACCTAGTGATATACGCTGATGTGCAGCTATAGAATCTCCAAAAGCATCTACTAATGATATTTTCTTTTTGTTTACATCATCAATAATCTTTTTAAATTTATTTTTACTGTACAGTTTAGATAAAATATCCTCTACAACTTCTTCAGTGTAGTCACTATACATAGCACCACGCTCTCGTTGCATTGGTCTTATCAAGTTACCGGCTGATCCTTCTGCTGCATCAAACTCATTACGTATTCTTTTTTGATTTGTAAATACATCGTAAGGGTCATCTACTGATAAATGTGCACCTTGATGTGAGTCCGCTAAAGGTCTATTTTTACTTGCTCTGAAACCTTCTTCGTATGCTCGTAATTCATCTAAACCTTTTTCTGTTGTTCCGCTAATGATACTTTTATTACGTTTTTGTACCATTTCTACGATAGGTCTAGCTCCTTTACCTATAGCCATAGCCACGCCGTCAAACACAAGACCTATGCCCATACCCTCTACGATGTTTTTAAATTTCATCATAATAGGATGGTCAGCTTCTTTTGTGCTTAGTGGTGTATCTATGAAACCGTAGTGATCTCTAAGTGAACCTAACGCATTTTCTCCGTCAGACTCTTTAGATACAAGGTCAGATATAGCACCTATTCCAGCTGCACGTACAAGACTAGGAGCACCTAATAATTTAGTAGCGGCTACACCAGCTATAGGTATACCAGCAGCTACTGCACCTTTTGCAGCTAATACTGTACCAGCAGCTAGTGTACCAAAATGTACTGTACCTCGAGCTAGTTTACCCCACCATGTTCTTGTAATAATTGGGTTATCGTAAGAGTTAAAAGGAGACCAGTCAGGTTTATAGAATCCCTGCTCTCTTTTCTCCTTCAGCATATTACCATTTACAGCGTCGATGGTACGCTCAGGAAATGTAGCAACGGAGGAGAGAGTATCTTGTATTCCACCTGTAACAACTGACTGTAGTTCTTTAGCAACAGCTTTCAGACCCCATCTTTCTTCGTTTCTAGGGTCATCTAATTCAGCTTGTGTTTGCTGATCTTCTTCGCTAATATTCTGCTCTACTTGTCTAGCTTGTTCAGCCTGATCTAATTGTTGATCTAACGATTCAGCGGCGTTTAAGGCAGGCGACGTATATGACGTCTCTACATTATACTGTTCTTCTTCGTTCATAATTCCTCATTCATAAGTTCTTCAAATAACGTGAAGTTTATATATTTAGGTTGATTTACACCTTTAAAATAATTAACATCTAATCCTATAGATTCTGCAAAATCTTCACTTACATTAAACTGAGAGTTAAAGCTAGGATCTAATCCCCAGAACATTTTGTCATTATATAACTGCCTATCTCGTAAGGCATCAAATGCTTTCTTTTGAAACTCTGCATCAAACTTACCATTCTGAAAATCTAGGTCTCCAAACTCTTCTCCTTGGTCAGGAACAAGAGAAAATAGTTGTGCCTTGGTAAAACCAAAAGCTCCCAGACCTGATTTGTGTCCATATCCCATATCCCAAGCTGCGATCACTTGTGGAAAGGTAAGTTCTTGTAAGTTAGTTATATCTTCAATATTCTTGCCAGAATCAATAGTATTATATCTTTCGTCTGGTAAATCAGATCTAAGATACGCATATCTAGTATGGTTAGATTCATAATACCAATCAGTATTCTCACCTAATTCATAAAATCCTCGTATAATTTTACCATTTGTAGGCTTATATAAAAACTTTTCAAGTGTAAAACTGTTATCTATATTATCTTTTTCTGGGCTAGTTACTTTAACATCTTTAGGTAACATACCCAATTTATCTAAACGCAATAACATCAATTCGTGACTGCTATACCCCGGTAAATCATTTGCTATCTTAGCATAGTAAACAGGGAATGTCGCCCCGGGCACATTATTGATATAGTCTAGAGCCTGTTTAGCTGCTCCTATATCTTCTCCCTTCCAGAACTCAGTACTATTTAACATCTGTACAGGATTTGCATTTACTTCACGTAAAGTATTTAACAAATCTCTATCCATTTGAGTCTTAATAGATCTTGGTTGAGACCGTTTATAAAATAGAGTATCTTTATAATCGACACGTAATCCATTGACTTTTTGATTAGTTATTGCTTTAACTTTTGCTAATGCGGTAGCAGCTGCATCTTCTGCACTACTCGCCCCGGGTAATGCTTTAAGAAATTCATTACGAAAATACTGTTTAGCACTTAATTGTACATCTTTTAAATCATCAACGTGAAGAGTTTTAGTTTTACCCGCATCTCCAAATAAACTTCTGACATCAGCATCAACTAAGCCTTCGTAATCTTTTACAACATTTTTGTGTATTTGTAATCCGTTTACTTTGTTAGCTTCATCAAGAGCTTGCTTACGTATAGACCCAGTGTTAAACTCTCCTAATCTTATTGATAAGTTATTTAAAACATCAAGAGGATTCTTTTCTAGATCTTCCATAAACTTAACATAAGTCTGCTGATCGTCTTTTTCTTCCAAGACTAAATATTTACGTAGGTTATCTAAACGTTTATCTCCTATAGGTATATTATGTTTAGCACTAATTGATAGTAAAGCTTTATTTCTATCAGCCTTAGATGCCATAGAATCTGGATTATTAGTAACCAACTTTAACTTTTCTATCTCTGCATCTACATCTATAGCTATTTCATTTGACTTTTCAGCTTCTCTATTAAGTAACTCTTGTCTTCCAGCTTTTAATTTAAGTCCACGTATCTGTGCAACAAATGCTTTACTGTTAGCATTAAGTTCAGATAAAGGTATCTCTTTCTGAGTAGACCTATGAGTCATTATTGACTTTTCTATTGCTGTAAGATCCGTAACTTTAATCATACCCTTTTCTACAAGATACTCTAAATCAGTATATAACTTACGAAATACACGTGGATTATCTTTTATACCAGTTTCACCTTCGTATGTTTGTATGTACTCAGAAATAGTGTCTGAAGCGGGTATATCTTTATCTGCAAAACCAGCAGCTAAAGTACTACGTCTTTTATAATCGTTATCTTTTGTAACTTCGTCTAGCTTTTTAGTTAAATATGTATTATAAACTGTATCATCATACTGTTTAATCTCTTTTATCATATTTACACGTCTTCTAAATCCGATAAAGTTTGGTGAGTTTCTATCATACACACCAGCTGTCAACATAAATGACTTAGCTAGATTTTTTCTTAATTCAGTTGCTTCAGCTATTCTATCATTATTTATAAGCATCTCAATACTCATAGGTTGCTCCCCGGGCTGTCCACCATATAAACTAGGTGGAAATTTTTCAGTATATCTATAAGCACTATATCCTTTAAATTGATTTATAATAGATTGTTTGCTTAGTTGAGTCTGTTCTTTAAGATTAGGAGCTTTAGTTACGTTAACTGTATTAATAGCATCAGCTGTAGCTTCTACTGTATTAGATTTAGATGCTGTACTGAGTGCACTATAAGTTAACTGAGCTTCATCTTTTTTAATATCTATACTCTGCTTTTTCTCTTCTACTTTAACCTTTTTAGTTTTTTCCTCTTTAGGTTCTTCTGCTTCACCGCCTGACGGTCCGCCTTCGGGTGTACCACCTTCGGGTTTTTCTTCTTTCTCTTTATCTTTGTTTGGATTATATTCG